TCGTAAGAACCCAATCAGAATTCGAAGATATCTTCGGAACACCCGATGGAACATATTACACAGAATATGCAGTTCAAAACTATTTAAGAGAAGCTGGAACGGCTACCATCGTAAGAGTTGGTGGTATCGGTGGTTATCAACAACCACAACCTTTCGCTTTAAGAATTACAGGTTCTGCTGATGGTGATAACTCCGATGGTAGAATATTCGCAGTATTATTCGCTACAGGTTCTAACAATCAACCTACAGGATTCACAGGATCTATTTCAGCAAGTCAATTATCTGATAGTTCATCTTTTGTAATAAACAATGCGGGTATAATGGGAAGCTCTTATACACTAAATTTATTACCTTCATCAACTAATGATGTTAGTGATGTATTTGGTGAATCACCATTTGGAACTAAAGCACCATATACTTATGTATATTTTGAAAATTATGCAGCAACATTAAGTGGTGCTGATTATGGTATCCAAAGAGTTACTATCCCAACACAAGATTTCAGACAAGATATTACATACGCTTCAACTCCTTGGGTTCAATCTCAAACGGGAAGCGCACAAGACCCATCAAGCGATTTATTCCGTTTCCACACAATTGGTGATGGGACAATCTATAACACAAAATACAAAATTGGTATTTCTGGAGTTAAAGCAGCTGGTGAAGATGGTTCAACTGATTATTCTGTATTTAGTGTAACTGTAAGAGCATTTTCTGACACTGATAGAAGAAAAGTAGTATTAGAAACATTTAACAATGTAAACTTAGACCCCGCTTCTCCTAACTTTATAGCTAGAGTAATTGGTGATAGAAATGTAACTATTGATTCTGATGGTAAAATTACTGAAAATGGTGATTACTCAAACAAATCAAAATATATTAGAGTTGAAGTAAAAGAGCAAGGAACATATCCAATATCAGCAATGCCATTTGGACACTCTGCATATTATTCACCAATTGATGATGGACAAAACGGAAATTTATTACCAGGTGTTCAATATTCAACCGGTTCAAAAGATAATACAACATCTTCAACCATTAGATTTAGTGGATTGGATATCGAATCAGCAGCATATAAAATAGATATGACTCAGTTCTTAAAACCAATACCTACTGGTATAACTGGAAGAACTTCAAATAACTTCTCATTCCACAATTCTCCATTTAATTATGTTCCAACGGGCTCAGCAGCTATTGATATGGCTAAGAGACAAATTATATTATGTTTCCAAGAAGGTTTTGATGGATTAAATCCAATTATTAAGCCAGCATTGGGAACATCTATTTCAGCAGCTAACGTACAAGGACTTGATTGTTCAACTTCAATAGCAAGTGGTTCGGTAGCATACGCTAAAGCAATCGCAGCAGTATCTAACCCTGATGAATATGATATTAATATGGTGGTAACTCCAGGTATCATTAGAAGATTACACTCTAATGTAACTGATAGAGTAATCGACATGGTAGAAAATAGACAAGATGCATTCTACATCGCTGATTTCAACGGAGCAGGTGATACAATCACACAAGCAACCGATGAAGCATCTTTAGTAGATTCAAACTATGTTGGAACTTACTATCCTTGGGTTAAAACAATTGATGGTAACACAAACAAATTAACTTCAGTTCCTCCATCAACTTTATTACCAGCAGTATTTGCAGCTAACGATAGATTGGCAGCAGAATGGTTCGCACCAGCCGGTTTAAATAGAGGTGGCATTACGGGAGCAGTTAGTGTATTGAATAGATTAACACATTCTGAAAGAGATACTTTATACGAAGCAAAAGTAAACCCAATCGCTGTATTCCCTGGACAAGGTATTGTAGCATACGGACAAAAAACTTTACAAGATAGAGCATCGGCATTGGATAGAATCAATGTAAGAAGATTACTTATCACTGTTAAGAAGTTTGTGGCATCTACATCTCGTTTCTTAGTATTCGAACAAAATACTTCAGAGACTAGAACTAGATTCTTAAACACTGTTAATCCTTATTTTGAAGCAATTCAACAAAGACAAGGACTTTACGCATTTAATGTGGTAATGGATGAAAGTAATAACACACCTGATGTTATCGATAGAAACATTATGGCTGGACAGATTTTCTTACAACCAACAAAGACAGCTGAATTTATAGTTATTGATTTCAACATCTTACCAACTGGAGCAACATTCAGCGCATAAGATAACGAAAAAATAATTAGTGTATATTTATTATTAATAAAACAGATAAAGAAATAAAATGGCAGAAGTATTAGAGTTTGATAAGATGTTCTATACGAACTTCGAACCGAAGATGAAGAATAGATACGTTATGGAAATTGACGGTATCCCTTCTTACTTAGTAAAATCAGCAGCTAGACCTTCAATAACTTTTGAAACAATTGTGTTAGACCACATCAACATCAAAAGAAAATTACAAGGTAAAGGTGATTGGCAAGATATAACAATTACATTGTATGACCCGATTGTTCCATCAGGAGCACAATCAGTAATGGAGTGGGTTCGTTTAGGACACGAATCTATTACTGGTAGAAGAGGATACGCTGACTTCTATAAGAAAGATATCACTTTCTATATGTTAGGGCCTGTTGGAGATAAAATCGAACAATGGACAATCAAAGGAGCATTTATTAACTCTGCAAATTTTGGTGACCTTTCATTTGATTCTAACGAACCTGCAACTGTTGAATTAACTTTATCTTACGATTACGCAATTTTAGAGTTCTAAAAATATTCCTTACGGATGCTACCGAAGGACAACCCTCATCAGAAATGGTGGGGGTTTTTTTATTTCTAATTTTTTTAAAAACATATATTTATATATAAACAAATACATACAAGTTATGACAGAACAAACATACGATTTTCCAACCGAAGTGTTGGATTTGCCATCAAAAGGATTGGTTTATCCAAAAGATCATCCATTGGCATCCGGTAGAATTACAATAAAGTATATGACTGCAAAAGAGGAAGATATCCTATCCAGCCAAAACCTTATCAAAAAAGGTATTGTATTGGATAAGTTGTTTGAATCTATCATTGTGGATAAAATCGATGCTAAAGATATTGTAATTGGTGACAAGAACGCTATTATTTTGGCAACAAGATTGTTAGGATATGGACCTGAGTATTCAATGAAATTTTATTCAAGTGTAACAGGTGATACAATTCAAACTGTAGTTGATTTATCAAAAGTTCAAACAAAAGAAGTAGATTTTTCTTTATTTAAAAACAAAAATGAGTTTGAATTCACTACTCCATTGGGAAAAAATAAATTAACTTTTAAGTTATTGACACATGGTGATGAATTGGCAGTAGAAAAAGATATCCAAGCTCTTGAAAAATTAAATAAGGATGGTTCTTTTGAAATTACTACTAGATTGAGATATATGATTAAATCAATAGATGGTAATTCTGATATATCTACAATTAATAAGTATATTAATGGAATGTTAGCTAGAGATAGTAAAGCACTAAGAGAATATGTAAAGAGTATGTCTCCTGATATGGATATGACTTTTGAATATACTCATAGTACGGGGGAGAAGGAGGCTCTACCCATAACAATGGGTGTAAACTTTTTTTGGCCTACCGAGTAATCACACAATAAATGTTCACACTCAAATATTTGAGATGTGCAACTATGGGAATGGGTTTACTGTTATGGATTTATACCATATGCCGGTTCATTTAAGGAACTTTTACTATAGAAAATTAGTAGAAGCTAAAGAAAAGGAAAACGAACAAATAAAGAAAAACAATTCACCATCAAATTCATCTAAAGTTAGGATTAAACGATAATCCTAACTTTTTTTTTAACCTATATTTATACTATATTAATAGAAACATTTATTATGAAAAAAACTAAAAAATTAGAACAAAAATCATACATTAAGGAGTTTTTTGGTCTATTTGGGAAGAAAAAATCGGAAAGAAAGAAGGATATAAATGATTTAATCGATAATGATCCTATTCTTAAGAAATTAGATGCTGAAATCAATGATATAAACTCAAAAGCCGAAGATAGATTGGAAAAAATAGCAACATCAGACCAAATGGCTATATTGAGAAAATATGGTGTTATTAAATAAAAATAATTAATGGCTGATACTAAAGGTGCAAATTTAAAAGAAGCTCTAGCAGCTGAAAAGGAAATTCTTAGTTTAGAAACTAAGATAACTGAACTTGCCGAGAAAAAAGGTAAAAGAGCAGAAAAACAATTAGCCACTGCTCAAAAAGATCTTGCCGTAAAAAAAGCAGTTCTTACTAATAGTAAAGCATACTCCGAATATCAAAAAAAGATAAATAAAGATACCGAAGCATTTGGTAAATCTTGGAGTAAATTAAGTGGTGCAGTTCAAAAAAACTTAGGTGGAACTAATAGAAATGCAACAGTATATTCATCTATAAGCACTAAAATAATAGCCTTAGAAGCAAAACAAGCCGGATTGACTGGTGATGAATTGGAAGCTAATTTGCAAATGGTTTCACGATTAAGAGAACAAAACGATAGTATGTTACAACAGGCCAAAACTACAGCAACCGCTGAAGCTAAGGCTAGGGGTATGAATGATATTGCAATAAAAAGAAAAGAAATAGAAGAAGAAATCACTAAAGCTAAAGAAGAGGGTAATGATGAGTTAAGAGAAGCTTTAGAATTAGAAAAGGAAGCATTAGAACTAAAGGATAAGTTAGAAAAGCAAGAAAATAGACTTACTGAAATAAAAAGTCAACAAGATGATTTAATTAATCAACTACCAGATGGTCTTAAATCATCAATTGGATTTGCAAAAGGTTTAGGTAATGCCATTAAAGCTGGTATGGGACCTTTGTTTTTAATTGGTGGCGTTTTAGCTCTAGCTATCTCATCTTTTAAAGAATTGGATGAATCCGCAAAAAAATTCAGAGAAACAACTGGACTTACAAATTCACAAATGGAAAGTATCCGTTCCGATGCAAATCAGATTACGGGTGAATTTGGTAATTTAGGAGTAAATGCTGAAAAGGTATTTGATACAGTGGCCGCTTTAAAATCCGAATTTGGTGATACAGTCAAATTTTCAAAAGAAACAACCGCAGCACTAACTGTATTAAATGCAAATTTTGGTGTATCAGCCGATACAGCAGCTAAAGTTCAATCTCAATTTGAAGCAATAGGGGGTGTATCTTCTGAAACGGCAGCAAGTCTCCAAATGCAAGTTGCAAATATGGCAAATCTTGCCGGAGTTGCTCCTGCTAAGGTACTTGCAGATATTGCAGAAAACGCAGAAGCAACATCTACATTCTTTAAAGGTGATTTGAATGCATTAACTAAAAATGCAATTCAAGCCCGTAGAATGGGAACTTCTCTTAAGGAGCAAGTAGCTTTAGCAGAGAAACTTTTAGATTTTGAGAGTGGTATTGAAGAAGAATTAGTAGCAGCAACATTTGTAGGTGGGCAATTCAACTTAGGTAGAGCTAGAGCATTGGCAATGGAAGGAAAACTTGCTGAAGCAAATGAAGAAACTCTAAAACAAATTCAAAGAAGTGGTGATTTCCGAAAGCAAGATTACTTTACACAACAACAATTAGCCAAAGCAGCTGGTATGAGTGTGGAGGAAATTAATAAACAATTAAATGCACAAGAAAAATTAAATAGTTTAACAACAGAACAAAAGAAAGCGGCAGAAGATGCAATTAGTAAAGGATTGGATATTACAAATATAAACGCAGACCAATTAGCACAAGAAACTGAAAAGTTTGCTAAGCAACAAGAACAACAAGCTCAATTGGAAAAATTAAATAATGCTTTTATGGGTATGGCAGCTACAATTGGTTCTGTATTAATACCATTGATTGATGGTATAGCTTTAGTATTAACACCAATATCTTTACTTGTAGAAGGTATTCAATGGTTTTTTGGTGGCATAGGAGAGAAAATATCAGCTATGATAGGACCTTTAAATATGGTTGGTAAAATTATTAAAGGGCTTGCTGGATTAGCAATTATATTTGCGGCTTACAAAGCATACGCTTCGTTTGCAATTGTTCCTGTAGTTGGGGCAATTAAAGGAGCTATAGCGGCAGCAGCAATTTTAGCAAGTGGATTTAGTTTACTATCTAAAATTGGTGACTTGAATTCCCCCGCTGATGGTAAAACGCAAGTATCAACCAAAGAAGGTGGATTATTTGAATTATCACCAAATGATGATTTAGTTGCCGCACCTGGTGCAGCCGCTGCGTTAGCGCAAGCTGGAAATGCGGATGTTGGAACAACTACATTGGCCGATGGTAAATCATCTCCCAATTTAGCAGTATTATCGGCACCACTTAATGCAATGATTAATGAAATAAAAGCTCTAAGAGCGGACTTAAATAGTGGAAAAATAGCAGTTTATATGGATACTGCAAAAGTTACGGCAAATATTTCAACAAATGTTGACCAAGGAACAAGAAATTCATATAATTTAGGTTCAGCTTAAATAAATTAAAAGATGCCATCAATAATAGAACTTTTTGAATCAAAAAAATTAAATAGTGGGCAGACTGCAAAAGAGCAGTATGATATACAAAATTTAAAACCCATTCCGATTAAAACTAATTCGGGTGCAATTGATGTATTGGCTACTCCAATTAATATATTAAGGAGAAACGTTGGTTCACGACTAAGAGAAACTAGACTTGAACAAGAAGTATTAGGAATACGAGGAATTAGAGCATTTTCATCGCCTGTATTATATGGAACGGCAATAGCTAAATTAAAATTAAAGCAATCATCATCGGTAGTAACGATGAAAAACGCAGCAAGCACTTTAATTAGCACTGATGGACAGTTAAGTGGTTTAGTTAATAAATTGGTTGATAAGGCTAAAGAAGTTGGTAAGAGTGTGTTATCAAAATTAGGAATTCAATTGCCAGAAGCTCAATTACCAACAAGAGTTGCTGGTAAAATTAAAGCACAACTTTT